TTCAGAGGATGGTGGAAGGGCAAAAGAGAACCACCCCTTGCGAGGTGGTCCTCTGAAACCTTGGAACGAATCCGATTCAACCTTTTATTATCATTTCAAGCTCTTCATCGGACACATAATCGCCTTTCACAACTCCGTCCATGGTGTCGGGCAGCGACCCTCCGTAAAGTCCGTCGATGTCGTCCGACCTGTATACGGACAGAAGCTCTCCGTCAAGCTCCACTGCGATGGTCTCATAGATTCCTGTTATGGCCTTCCTGTCCAATGGATGCAGCTCCTCTGCATACTTCACGGCTTCGTTTTTATCTTCGAAGAGATTCATGAAGACGTCGCCTCTGCGGTTTTCTACAACCACCCAAGCCTTTACCAGTTCACAGCTTCTTCCTTTGTCCTGCATTTCGTTTCTCCTTATGACGTTCATCCGAATACGTACACTGTGCTTGGAGTTTCGTACTTCGTACCGTCCGGGTTTATGAACCAATCCTCCGAAGCGTCGTTGGCCAAATCCTCGATGGTGTAGAGCTCTCCATCGAAGTTGTCTAGCCATCCCCAGTAGTATACGGCCCTGTCGTCGTCCTTCCTTTCCTCGCAGAAATGCATCAGATCCTGCAATGTCCAGAAGTCATAGCTTTCCATTATCTCCATTCCGTTTCCTCCTGTCTTGGATTCTAACCCGATATCGTGAGTATGTCCAACGCAATCTGCATGGTTTCGATTGTAAGCCCACTACGATCGCCGTGGCTGGGCTTTTCAATCCTCGCCGTTGTTCTCTACGTGCGAGCATACCGTTTCAAGGATAATGGACTCTATCACATACGGAAGCAACGTCTCCCTGATGATTTCGTCCAACCACATCCAGTGGCCTTTATCGAGCCTCAACATTATGAAATCGTATGCGTCAGGGTCTTCGTATGTGGTCAGCTTAAGGAGATCCCTGTTGTCCATTACGGCCTGCTTGGCCTTTTCCTCGTCATCATAGAACCATTTATGGCAGAGGTTCTCCCTTATGTCCTCGAAGAACTCATCCCTCAGCCCTATCAAATCGAACCTGTCGCCCTTCATGTCCTTGTACCCTATCCCGTTGGAGGCCATGTACTTCTCGACCTCCTCCTTCAACACTTTGTAGTAGTCGTACTTCATCATCAATCCTCCTTATGAAGCCTTCCTGATCTGTTTGTTTGCGTATTCCATCCACTCCTTCACAAAGTCCTCAACCTCAGGAACCACGCTGTCCCTGTCTCCGTAGCACTGGTTTACCCTGAGCGTCGTTGGCGAAACCTTCACCTCAACGGTCACATATGGAACATCCGGTGCGGATTCATGCCGTAGGAAGCAGATGACACTGGCTCCATCGGCCTGACGCTTGTCGTAGTCCATGCGCCCCACGCAAGGAACGAGAACCTGTCCGCCACGTCCTTCATCCTCTGCGCCCTCGTCTCGGATTCAAGCCTTGCCGCTTCGTTCTTGAGCCTCTCGGCCTCCGACATCTCTTCACGGACATGAACGGCGTACTGCTCCGTGTACAGGTCGTGCATGGCCTTGAAGTCATGCGGGAAGAGAACCTTCGTATCGGAGAAGTCGAGCCTGAGCCAGTCGCAGGCTACGAGGTAGTCGCCGTAGGACTCTCGGTTGGTATTCGCTCTGATGTACTCGTACATCTTTTCCTGCGTGGTGTACCTAAGGGCCTTCCTGTAGACCTCCTTGTTCCTGAATGCGCTCTCCTTTCCGCACTTGACCCTGTACTCCAATGACCTTCTATAGTCCTGTGGGTCTCCGTTGGGGTTCTTCCTGTATGCATCGTATGCGGTCTTGCATGCCATGTGCCTCACGCTGTCCCTGTTCTTCATCAGCCAGTAGGCGAACCGCCTGTCTTGGGATATCCTCTCAACGGCCTTCTCCGTCAGCAGTCTGTGGAGCCTTGCCTTCATCAGAATCTCCACGGTCTGCGGATGCTTCCTGTAGAGCCGTATGTACTGGATGCAGCTGCCGTTGAAGTACACCGCCCTGTCGTAGGCGCACCATTTCAGCGATTCGTCCAGCTCCACGAACCTTTCAAGTCCGAACAGCTCGTGGGACCAGCACCTCTCCACCGGAAACCTTTCGTCCATGAAGTCGAACCACTTGTCGTATCCGTACCACTTGCAGTCCTGCTTCGTGTATCCGTAGGAGTGAAGCCCCGCTGCCATGCCGGAGCCGTACCAGCAGTTCCTTATCAGCGGAGCCACGTCCCCACGCTCGGGGATCGCCATCAGCCTCTGGACGTGCAGCCTTCCCTTGACCCTCTTGGCTCCGTAGACCTCAAGGACAAGCCCCACGCACCTGTCCTTGGTCAGCCATGAGTAGAAGTGGTCGGTGTTGTCGCAGACCCTCTCCTCCAAGATGTGAGTCTACGTCCCTTTATGATGGGGAACCTCTCCAACGCTGCGTTCTGCCTTGCAAGGAACCCTTTGAGCTCCTTCATTCCAAGCCTCCGAAATCGAACGTGAGCTGGTCGTCCACCTGAGCCTTGAGGGTCTTCCTTGAATTCACTGCGGTCTTGGTGGGTTCCTCTACGTTTTCAGGTTCATCAGCTACGTTTTCAGTGGGTTTCGATACGGCTTTTGAGGTATTCCCCTTCTTCTTGGTCGTGTTGGGTTCGCAGTCAAGCGAGTCCTCGATCACATAGTGGACGGCCCACTGGTAGACCTCTTCGTCCGCTATCACGGCACAGCTGCCTTCGCTCTGCTTCCTTGCTTCGCCCTTGACGTATGAAAGCACGCCGTCAAGAGTTTTCGTGCTTGAATCGCACTTGGCCTTGAACAGCGGGTCTTCGTCCATCCGCTTCTGCAACGCCTGCGCTATCATTTTCTTGTACCGTTTGTCCAGATCTCCAAAGCTCAACATATCCTTACCTCCTATCGTCCATCGGCATAGTACACGTGCACCGGTACGTTCCTGTCCGTGAACAGCACATAGCCGTCAGCTATCCTCGCCTTCACGGTGGACTTCGACCTGCCCACCGCCCTTGCCGCACTCGACAGCGATTCGAACTCGTAGACTCCATCGAAGCCCTTGGCTGTCATGAGAACCCTTTTGCCTTCCATTTCACGCTTCTCCCTTCTCCATCATCGAAAGCAGCCTTGCAAGCGCATCGTCCCCGTTGGACAGAGATGCAAGCAGCTCCGTGTTGTCGGGTTCCATCTCCATGGAACGCTTCCCTTCGTCCTTCCTGCCAAGCTTCATGCTTTCGTGGAAGGCGAAGTCAAGACAGTCCTTCATCATCAGCGAGAACAGATACTTCTGGATTCCATCCTTCTCCCTTGTGCAGTCGCTCTCGATTCTGTACTTGAAATCGTTTGGACTTATGAAGTCCGTTACTTCAACCATGAATTTCATCTCACACCGCCTCCTTTGCGGTCTCTACAATGTCGATCGAAGACTCAGCCATGTCCACAGCGGACTTGACGGCCCTTTCCAATATCCAGTCGCTCGCTTTCTGCGCACGGCTTGCGGCCTTGTACAGAAGCCTCACATCGTCCTTGAGGCACGATATCCAGCTTCTCAGATACGCAACGCTGTTGTCCTTGGTGACGTTGGCTATGTGGCAGTGGTCGCACAGCATCACGCTTCCAAGCTCGGCCGTGAGCTCCTCCTCGGCATATCCCTTGCTCCCGAACTTGTTGGATATCTCCCTTTCGAGCCTTCCCTTGGCTCCAGTGGAATGCACCATCTCATGGAACGCCGTGCTGTAGAACGCCTCGCTTGATTCGAACAGCTCCCTCTTTGGAAGCGTTATCGTGTCATCGGACGGCCTGTAGAACGCAGCGTCCCCTTGGTACGATATAGGACACTGGCTTGAATCCACTATCGCCTGCGCCATGGGTATGTCGGGGTTGTCGTGCCTCTCCTCCTCGGGGATCTCCAAGCCGTCCACGTCCTCTATCGAGTATCCGAAGTAGGCCTTGAATATGAAGTACCTTACAACCTCGTCGTCTCCGTCCTCGTCCAAGGACTCACGGACGAACGTCTTTGGTTGGTAGAACACGAACCTATACCTTCTAGGGGCTTTCCTCTTGACCTCACCGGTCTTCTCGTCAACGTACTCCGTGTATCTGAGCTTCGCCTTCCAGTTGGTGGGGTCGGCTCCGTACTTGGCTATGTTCCAGTCCCTGAGCTGTGCAGGCGTTATGAGCCATCTGACACCCATCATCGACAGGTAGAGCCTGTTCATGCCTTGGTAGACGTAGTGCGATACGTAGTTGCTCGGAGCCTTGAGCGTCCACGGACACTTCCAGCGTGGGTCCTTGTCTCCGTTCTTCAGTATCTCCTCAAGCCGTGAGATCACGTCCTGCGTCATCTCCGTGAGCACCGATTTCTCGAACTCCCTTGCGTTCATCTTCTTGGACATGTATCGGTACCTCCTTGGTCAGAAAGTCCCTTGGCGGGGATTCTGCACACCCCACGATTGAATGGGCGGCAGTCCACTATGTCCTTGACACCCTTGGCCTTGGCCTTCGCCACGGCCTCGCTGAAAGAGGAGGCTGTGACGATGCGGCTGGGCTTTACTTCGCAGCAGTCCTTCTGCGTGAAGACCATGTACTTCATGCGGTGGCCCCCTCCATCTTCAGCGCCCTTATCACGAGCGACAGCCCTTCGAGGTCGCTGCACGAGAACTCAAGCCCCTTGTAGCGCAGGAGTATCGGAGACTTCTCCACGGGCTTCTCCACAAGCTCCTTGGCATTGGATTTGTCGGAAGCGATTGAGGTCTGCATTGCGGTCTGCTTTGCACGGAACCCCAACGGGTCTTCCGGCTTGTACTTTCCACGCCATGCAAGCAATGAATCCCTGTTGACTCCAACGCTCTTGGCGAAGTCCTTTATCAGCATTCCATCGGGTCTGCTGTAGAACTGCATGACGATGTTCCTCTTGAACCCTTCCGAATAGGTGTAGCCGTTGCCTCTGCGTATCTTGGCGGATTCGTTGCGGTTTTCCTCCGTTCTTCCTTTGCCCTTGTCGAAGTCGAAATGGACTCCAAGTCCATTATCCTTGCTCACTGTGGATACCGTCATCAATCTCTGCTGCATTCAATCTCCTCCCTTATGCCACTACGAGCCTTACGCTCTTAATATCGGTGTGCTTCACGCACTTCATCCAGCGTTTGTAGGATTTCTTAGCCGTTTCCTTGCCAAGCCTCCAGAACGACAGGCAGTTGCCTAGGTCGTCCCACACCTTGATGGTTCCTCTGCGGTTGCCTTCGCAGTCCCAGTAGTACAGAACCCTCGTCTTGGGGATTTTGGCTTTTGGGACTCTCCTCTTGGTGGTCGCCGCCACCTTGGTTCTCTTCATGCAAGCACCTCCATGAGCCTCGCTCCGATGATTATCAGACCAAGTGCGGTCGCAACCGCCTTGGCCTTGTCCAACGCTGCGTCCAAAGAAGACGCCCTTACCTCCAACGGCCTTTCGTTGAAGACGTCTATCTCGTATCTCTTCATATGCTCCCTCCTAGAAGCTCCGTTCGTATGTCCAATGCACGTCGGCATCGTCCAGCTCGTCGAGGATCGGTTCCAACGAGTCCTTGGCAAGCCTGATTTCGTCCAGCATCTCCTCGTCCGTGCGCTCCCCTCTGTAGTCGAGCGCCTGATGGAAACGCTCCCTGAGAAGCGCAGGGTTCTCCACCACTTCCTTGCACAGCCTGTAGAGCGTCCTTATCTCCTCTGGAAGTATGACCACATAGGTGCAGTCCGTGTCCCAGAAGCCGTACTCCAGGTTGTCGCAGAGCCAGTCGTCCATGAGGTACGCCCTGTCCCACTTGGCCACGAGCTCCACGACTTCGTACACCCTCGATGGGTCTATGACGTGCGGATGCCCTCCGTTGTCATTGACAGCCATCCCGGACGGCGTGTTGACGGACAGTCCTCCGTGTGTGTACGTGCGTTTCTTGATTTCACCTAAAAAAGCCATATCAATCCCCCAGCCTCGTTATGTATACGCCGTCGTCGTCCATGTGGATGTCGTATACGTCGTACAGGTCTTGGATGATTCTCATCGCTCCGACCGCTTGGTTCGATGCCATGAAGTACAGCTCTCCGTTGCCGCACGCCTTTGCGTCAAGCTCCGTGGCCTTCAGGTGGTTGTACGTCTCGATGATTTCCTTCTTCTTTTCTTCCATAGCCTTTCTCCTATGTATTTGTCTTGAACCCTCGCAGGAGGGTTTTGTTTGCCTGTCATTTGCCCGTCATTTGCCGGGATTGTGCGTCTTCCGCACTATGGGAGACCTGCACACGGCATCCACCTGCACATGTGCAGACCTCCGAAGTATGGAAGCCTTTGTTTTTTTGGCTCTGAACGCTCAAAAGAGACCGTATGTTGCGTCCGTCTTCACCCTTTCCCATATCCCGTGCGCACCGTGCGCTGGATGGTATCGGTGGGACTGCCACGCCCCGTGCTATGGGGGCGTTCTCTTTTTGATGGAACTGCATATTGCTCGTCTCGTTGTACGGCTTAAAGATCTCCACGGCTCCATCGACGTGGTGTAATGTAGCCTAGGCTACTTACAGGGCAATGGTATCCTTATATAGTCTAGACTACAAGTGCTTTTTGAGGATTTTCCGATGTTTTTTGTTCAGGTCTTTTGTAGACCACTTAACGGAACGTCTTTTACTTCTTTCTATGCAACAAAATGGCTGTTAAGAACCAGCCATTGTCGATTTTTCGTCCAACAGTGGACTTTTTAGCCTAGACTACTTATACTTGTAGTATGCCAGACGAAAAGAGGAACAAGTATCTAACCGATTATCATAGAAAGAACTACAAGACGATAGCGATCATGCTTTCGTATGAACGTGACAGCGACGTGCTTGAGGTCTTGGACAACGCAGTACCGACCAAGACGGAGTACATCAAGCGTCTCATACGTGAGGACATGAACCGCTCGTAGATGTCTGAACGCTTGTCCAAACCAGCTTGATGGTGTCCTTCCTGTAGTTGGGGTCTTTTCTGCATTCACGGATTTCAAGCCCCAGCTTGTACCAGTTGAGCAACACCCATTCGTCGCTGTACCATTCAAGTTCGTTCTCACGGGCCATGAGGGCCCTTATCCTTTTTGCCCTTTCAGTCATATAAGCTCCTTTGAACATAAGGAAGCCCCGGCATATGTGCGTACACCGGGGCTGTAGATCATAGCCAATCGTTTGCAAGCCAATCGGAATCCACCAATCAGACCACTATGGGGTTGTCGAGCACGGCTTTCGTGCATCTGACACCATAGCGTCTCTTGAGCGTTCCAATCACTTCACGCTTGGACATGTTGTGGAAGCGTGCGGTGTCCCATGAACCGCCGCAGTCCCAGACGGCCCCTATCGAGCCGTCACGGTTGATTGCGATATAGAGCAGCGTCTTCATGCCACGGCCTCGGTGGATGCCTGTGCCTCCTTTGCGATCCTTGCGGCCTTCTCCATGGCCCTCTTTGCAGCATCGACGTGGTTCCTGTGCACGCTTGCGGCCTTCTGGTTCACGAGGTCTGCCACCTGAAGCTGTCTTTTTGCTTTGGCTTGAGTGAAGCCCTTGCATCCCTTGACCTTTGCCAAAAGGTCTGCAAAGGCCATGCCGCACGTGAGTGCGTCAGCATCCTCAAGGTTCTTCCTCTCGCAGAGGTCCGCACGTGCGCTCTTCCAGTGGTAGCTTGAGGACTTCTCGCTGCATCTTGTGTACGGTCTGACGAAACAGCCGCCCTCAAGGTCGTCGCATATGGCTATGTAGCAGTTGCCGTCTATGCCCAAGAGAACCGCCTTGTCGGTGTAGTTGCCAGTTGCTGGTATGCGCTTGTCGTACTTATTGCCCGCCTTGGATATGGCTTTTGTGACCACATAGAGGTGCGTCGAGTCGTATTCGATTCTTTTGGCTTCCTTCTTTGCGGCACGTTCTGCCTTGAGCCTAGCCCTTTCGATGGCCTTCTCGTCCGATTCCTTTGCCTTGCCGTTCACGCCCTTGAACGCGTCTATTGCGTCCTGAGGGATGCCCAGCTCTGCAAGGTACTTCTCGATGGCTGCGTTGTTGGCATTGACATCATCTGTGATTGTCATAGTTTCAACGGCTTCTTCCCTGACCTCTTCCTTGACGATTGCGTCTTCTCTTGTGTTTTCCATTTTCTACTCCTATGCCCCCTTTGGGGCTTGTGCAAAATAACGTCTGCATACACAGACAATAAGTACGTCCAAGACCTCCAAGCCTAACTCATGGGGCTTGGACGCACCTATCTCTAGGTATGCTTCATACGGCATGACGGCTTGACCGCACTGCATTGGGGACTGCCCACCTAGAGCGGGCGCATGCGACCGTACACACCTCCACGGATACACCCTTTCAAGCCTCGGTGCGCAACGTGCGCAAGGCTCTATCGGTGTCCGTTGCCCAATGTGCTGGCATTGGGGCTTTTGACTCCACACGGGTTTTCGTTGACGCTGCTGTCCTATAAGGATAGGACTCTAGCCATGGCGAGCTGGAAACGTACCGTGCACCTACCGCCTTCCCAACCTAGCTTATTGCTCACCCCCAATGGGGTGGCCCAAAGAACTCAAGGGGGTTGGAGCCCTTGCAAGACCCACAAGGGTCTTGGTCTTGGTTGAATCGAATCAACCTTGACACTGAGAAATCTAAACTATTGGGTGAATCGAATCAACTATCTTTTTCATTTTTTTTCACTTTTTTTAAAGTTTTTTCAGTCAAATACTTAACAGAAAAAAGATAATTACCGATAAATAAAAGAATTAACTACTTATCGCAAAAACGTTGCTTTTTTTGGTTGAATCCCATATACTATATTTATGCAAGATTTGGAACGATACAAAGACAAGGAAAAACGCAAAGCCTATCAATCTCAATACGGGGTGAAATATCAAAAAGAAAACTATAGAAAAGTGACAATATTGATTTCGAAATCAAATGATACAGTTCTAGCCAGGCTAAATAGCGTTCCCAACCGCTCGGACTACATACGCTCCCTTATCCTTGAGGACATAGAGCGCAATCCCTGACGTCCGTGAGTCCCTTCCCATCCCCCCCCCATGCTCTTGCTTTGGGTTTGCCATTTTTTCGTATATAATCTTTTTTCCCGTTAAACTGCCCCTTCCATTTCATTTTATTGCAAGCACTTGTAAAACCCACCATTTCAGTAGGTAATACCCCTCTACACCCCTCATGGGCATTCATTCCAGACGGCTTCTCCCTCTGGTAGGCAGGGTCGGACACCCCCCACCCGCCGTTTCCAATGGAGTCGGCTCTGGTATTTAGTGCATTCTAGGCACAGAATATTTTTGCAAGAACCACTCCTTTGTACTGCATGAATATGCAAGTGGTCTCCGATTTTTCGGGGGTGATACAAAAAGTACTGCATAAAGGCTGCATATTCGGGCGTTTCGGCCTTTTCATCGCATCCATTCAGGAACATTCAAGACCAAGCCTCTTTTTACTTCGATAACCTAGTTCGGGGTCTTCGTGCGTCCAAAAGTCCAGAATCGTAAGTGCATACATACCTTTGGACGGATTCCAACGGAACGGCGCATTGGCCTGAAGTTGCCGTACTTCGGTCTGTATGGAAAGGAGGATGCATTCCATGACGATGGCCAAGAAGGAGAGGAGGTTCATGGACCTTCCGGAGAAGCAGAGGGCTTTCGCGAACTTCGTGGTGCAGGGGCTTTCGTATGCCGATGCCTATCTGAAGGCCGGCTACATGCAGGGTAGAAGTCCGAAGATGGAGAACGTCAGGCGTCAGGCCATGCGCAACGGGGCCAAGCTTGCGTGCGACCCTACCATAAGGTCCTACATAACTCGCAACAAGGCCCTGGCCTATGAGCCGGAGGAATACACGCTGGACATGATCAAGGCCCGCATGAGGCAGATAATGATGGGCGAGGTGGCCATGCCTTCCTATGACCGCAAGGGCAACCCCGTGACTGTGTACCCTGCCCACAAGGACATGGTGAGCGCCGGCAAGCTATTGTTCGATATGATGCGCTACGAGGACGGCAAGCCCAAGCCCACCTTGGGCGAGTTCGAGGTGGACGACGACCTCATGGACAGGTCCACGTCCTTCATAAGGGAGTTCGCAGGCAGGAAGGCCCTCGCCTCCAAGGAACCTATGGAAGCCATTGCAGAGCCTATCGTGGAGACCGAGGAAGAGGAAGGTGAGGATTCATGATGCACCAGTATGCAGGGTTCGAGAACCACGCCGACCTCTCGTGGGACGGATTCGAGGCCGAGTGCGCCAAGGTCAGGGACTACCACGCCAAGGTCAATTCCACATGGAACGAGATGAAGGCCAAGAAGAAGGAGAAGGCATGGCTTAGAAGGATGTGCCGCACCGACCTCTACTTCCTGCTCTACTACATCCTCGGACGCACGGACATGTTCTGCATCGAGGACAGGGATACGGGGGAGAGGCTTGAGCGTCCGTGGCTCTTCAGAAGGTGCGCCGAGGTTCAGGCCGCCCCCGACGGATATCTGGACATCTGGGCAAGGGACCACTACAAGACCACCATCATCACATACGCCAAGACCATACAGGACATACTCGTGGACCCGGAGCTCACGGTGTGCATATACGCATACAACATGGGGCTGGCCAAGAAGGTCCTCAGGCAAATAAAGCATACATTCGAGTCCTGCGAGGCCCTGAAGCGTCTGTTCCCGGACATACTCTACTCCGACGAGCACGAGACCGGCTGGAAGGACTCCAAGGGCGTATGGCACAGAAGGCAGTGGACCGACGATTCCATAACCGTAAAGAGGTACACGAACCCCAAGGAGGCCACAGTCGAGTGTTCTGGACTCGTGGAAGGCCAGCGCACTGGAGGCCACTACAGGCTCCTGATATTCGACGACACCGTGACCTTGGACTCCGTGAGGACCCCCGAGCAGATACGCAAGACCACCGAGGCGGCCTTCATGGCCTTCAACACAGGCTCCTCGGGCGACCTCAGGATAAGGTTCATAGGCACACGCTATTCGCTCTACGACACCTACTCCGACATACTGGGCAAGGGCGTGATAAAGGCGCGCATACATCCATGCTATCTGATGAAGGACGACGGCACGCTCTCCGACACGCCTGCGCTCTACACCAAGGAGACCATAGACTTCAAGAAGGCCAACACCGCATCCGGCGTGTTCGAGACGCAGATGCTCTGCGACCCCAAGGCCAACATAGCCATGGCGTTCGACCCTCTGTGGATAAGGTACGTGGACGAATTGGACTGGAGCGTGCCCATGAACATAGGCGTGATATGCGACCCCGCGGGAAGCACCAAGACCAGAAGCGACTTCACGGTCTTCTGGGTTGTGGCGCACACATGCGAGGACAAGTACATAGTCCTCGACCTCGTGAGGGACAAGTTGGAGCTCGACCGCAAGTGGGACTGGCTCAAGATACTCGTCTCCAAGTACACCCACGAGGGACGCAGGCCCACGGTCTACTACGAACAGGTGTCCATGCAGAGCGACATATCGCACTTCGAGACCATGAAGAACGTGGAGTCGTTCGACATGGAGATAAAGGCCGTGTCGGGAAGGCCCAAGCTCAAGATGGGAACCGCATCGGCGGGTCTTCCGCTGAAGGAGCAGAGGATAGGTGCGCTCCAGCCGCTGTTCAAGCAGGGCAGGATATCGTTCTACAGGAACATGGGCGCCAAGAGGTCGGACTTCGAGAAGCGCGACGTGGACATGCTCCAGCAGTTCATAGAGGACGAATACTCCAAGTACCCGTTCTGCCGCCACGACGACGGCCTTGACTGCCTTTCGAGGATAGCAGACCTCGAGACCGGCCTCCTACTCTCCAAGCCCGACAGGCCTAGGGAGAAGGCCAAGGAGGAGAAGCCCAGGCAGTACGACGTATACCGCATAGAGGACTCCTTCGTCCCATATTGAAGACCATTGGAAACCACCCTGCAACCACCCGATAACCTAGTTTCATGCAAGGTTCCCTGCAAAGGCGCATCCTTAGGTCAGAAGCACTTGGAGGGTGCGTTTTCATATGGAGCTGTACGAAGTTCTGAAGAAGAGATGGGACACATTGAGGCAGAGGAGGCTTCCGAGCGATGCGCTCAGATGGGAGGCCTGCGCCCTCGTGGGCCACAGGCTCAAGTGCGTATCCGACCCCGACTGCCCAGTACCGGAGATGAGGCTCTACTCAGCCGCCGCAGTGAGGGCCTTCAACAGGTTCGCCGACGGCTTCATGGGCAACGTCATGAGCCGCAACATCAGATGGTTCGCAACCCAGTACGAGGACCCTATGTTCACGGACTCGGATGACATAGAGGGTGCTGACGAATACTTCTCCAAGGCCGACCAGCGCATCTACTCCGAGCTGGACAGAAGCAACTTCTACCCCGAGTCCATGACCGCGTTCAAGGATTCGGTGGCCACAGGCTCTTCGGCGATGTTCGTGCAGAACGACCCGGATGGAAAGGTCTGCTGCTACCGCACCGTGGCTCCATGGAGATGGTGGGCGGACGTCAACCGCTACGGCACTTTCGACACGTTCTTCTACAGATACTGGCTCACAAACGACAGGTTCCTTCAGGAGTTCGGGGACACCGCACCCAAGAAGCTGGTGGATGCGGCAATGAAGGACCTGTTCTCGGACAAGCGCCACGAGATAGTCCAGTGCATATACCCTCGCGACAACTTCTACAAGGGCTCGAGGATATCCAAGCGCAAGAGGTTCGCCTGCGTGTATCTTGACGTGACCAATTCGTGCGTGGTCAAGGAGAGCGGCTACGACCAGTTCCCCGTTGTGATACACGTCTATGACAGAAGCGGGGACGACATATACGGAACGGGTTTGGCCATGGCATACATATCGGAGCTCCGCAAGCTCAACAGCCTCGCATACGACTTCGCGTTCGCGCTGAGGATGGCCGGCAAGGGAATGTGGGCGGTCCCCCAGTCGATGATGGACAAGTTCATGATACAGCCTGCGTCAGTGATGCCATACTCCACGAGCGACCAGATACCCATACGCACGGACAGGGCAGACGGCTCCATAGAGTACCAGATGCAGGCCCTTTCCGATCAGGTGAACCTCGTGGACAACCTCTTCTACTCCGACATGTTCACATACGTGATGCGCCAGACCAAGGTCTACACCGCAACGCAGGTCAATGCCGTCAAGAGCGAGACGCTCTCGCTGCTTGCGGCGGTCTTCGGCAACACGCAGAAGCAGAAGATAGAGGCCTCCCTCAGGCTCACATTCTACCTCATGGCCAAGAACAAGAGGATACAGCCCCCCCCCAAGGAGCTGCTCAAGGACATGAACACGCTCAACTTCACTCTCAACTCGGTGCTCGCCCAGAGCCTTCAGAGCTATGCGCAGAAGGACGCCAACCTAGCCAACCTGGAGATAGCGGCGACCATGGCCAACATGGGAGTGACCGAGGCTCTGGACAACTACGACTTCGACTACATGGTCAGAAGCGCATCCAAGGGCAACGGAGCCGATGCACGCTCGCTCAAGACCAAGCGCGCCGTACAGAGGCTCAGGGATGCAAGGAACTCCCAGCAGGCCCAGATGCAGCAGACGCAGGAGGCACTTGCGCAGAGCGAGATGGTGCGCAACGTCCGTGGCGGCGGTTCGAACAATCCGATGGGGGTGAACCAGACATGAAGTGCATGGAGACGCCGATAACCGAGATTGAGAGAAGAAGACGGGAGCGTCTGAGGACGATGTACCTCACCGACCCGGAGATGCTGTGGAACCTGCTCGTGGAGCATTGGGTCTTCACTCCGATATCGAATCAGGAGCAGACGACGATGCGCAACTGGGCGCTGAAGCATCTGGAGGACATAGGGATTCTGGACGAAGCGAAGCTGAGGAAGGCTCTGCTCTCGCTTCTCGAAGCAGACGTGGTGGACGAGGCGCAGGCGGACAACGCACCCGACCCGTACTCGATCCCCACGGACATATAAGGAAGGCATCCGATGGATGGAGCTTTGAACGAAGACACGTTGGGGACTGGAAGCGGCGGCTCCCCTTCTCCGGACGGAACACAGTCCACTGCAGGAAACGACGGATGGGACCCCAACGCCAACAAGCCGTACATGAGACAGCTTGGAAAGCAGTACTGGGGCGACCAGAGGCTAGTGGGCTTCGACTCACTGAACGGCCTCGTGGATGCATACCTCGAATCGACGAAGCCCAAGGCGCCCGAGAAGTACGGTGCGCAGGGCATCACGGACGAACTGTCCAAGGCGTTCCATGAAATGGACCTCTCGGACGAATCCGCAACGAAGGTAATGGGGCTAATAGAGGCCGCCAAGCCTGCGAAGGTCGATGTCGAGAAGGTGCTTAGGGAAAGACACGGCGACGGCTATGAAGTTTTAAGGTCCAATGCGGACAAGGCGATAAAGGCCTTCTCCGACGACGGATTGCAGAAGCTAGCCGACGAATACGGCCTTTCATCGAACCCGGCCTTCATGGAGTACATGGCCAAAATAGGCAAGGAGGTCGGAGACGACTTCCACGACGGAAGGATCGAATCCAACGCCAAGCCTAAGACCAACGTCTTCATGGAGTTCGCGAAGAAATCGATAGGAGCTAGATAGACATGGCTAACGAAATGGATTTCCTCAACGGCTACAGGACGCTGGCCAACTGCGAGTTCGACGACTCGGAGCGCAGCCAGGTTGCAAAACAGATAATAGACGAGATGCAGTTCTCATCGATAATGAACACCGAAGCATCCGTCATGGAGGCCAACGGCGACTTCGAGCACAAGGCCTACAGGGACAACGAACTCGACAACGGCGCCGAGTTCCTCGCATTCGACGAAGGCTTCTCCAAGAGCGGCTTCACCTACGACGAGGAATGCTCCGTAAGGATGGGCAGGATCGCCGAGGCCAAGGCGTACAGGAAGAACCAGACCAGATACGATTCCAACGCAGAGGCCCTCAGACGTGCACGCGACCTCCAGAAGGCCGCGGATGCGATGAACCGCAAGGACGCACGCTCGCTCGTCTACGGTGGAACCAACAGCGTCGTGGGCAAGGGCTACGACTCCAAGGCATACAACGGACTTGCATCCTTCACCAACAGCCTCTACGACCTCAGGGACGTGTACAAGGCCATCGACGAAGACCGCATCCCATTCACAGGCAAGGACTCCTGCATCACCATAGATGCACGTGAGTACGGCCCAAGCGGAGCAGTGGACCCAGTGGACGGAAAGGCCGGTTCCATCTTCGCCATCGTATGGGGCCCGGACTATGTCACGAAGCTCTATCCGAAGGCCGACACGGTCTCCTACGGCATAACCATGGAGTTCCATCCTCAGGAGAAGTTCGAGTACGAGGACAGAACCACTGCCGAAAGAGCAAAGAGGTTCGGCTACGAAGACGTCTACACATTCGAGAAGTTCACAGGCCTTTGGGTCGGAAACAGATGGGGCCTCATAAGGATAGCCAACATCAACATGGACTCCGCACAGACCGACGAGCAGTGGAAGGCACAGCTCGAAAGGGTCGAGGAGAGCGCAAGCAACGCAATGAGGCTCTTCGACGTAGCAGGTGTCACGGCACGCACGAGCTGGTACACCAACGGAGCCTTGGTGCAGAAGTTCAAGCAGATAAGGGCCGCAAAGCAGGTCTACGTAGCAGGAGTCTCCGCACAGGGACAGCCACAGCACATCGACATGCAGATACCTTTCATGCTGCTCGATTCCGTACAGCTCAAGAACGAGCTCACCATGAGCCAGTTCGAGAAGATAGTCTGATAGGAGGCTTCAAATGCCAGGATCTTATTTTCAGAACCACAACTTCGGAGTGACCGCAGTCGACCTCTCCGGAGTTTCCAACACAGAGAAGTTCCTTGGGTCCGAGATCGGGCTCAAGGCATCGAAGGCCGATGCCAAGTACATCGACATCACCGAGGGCAGGACCTATTCGCTCAAGCAGACATTGCAGATGGGCAAGGTGGACAAGCTCAAGGGCAACCGCGAGACCGTGGTGGTGACCTATGGCGGAACGGTCGCAGCCGAGGCCCAGAGCGTCACAATCGACGGAGTGGGCCTTTCCGTGACTCCAGCCGCAGCAACAGCGGCCGGCCTTGCAACGGCAGTCGCCACAGCCGTCAATGCCGACTCCACCCTCAAGACGAGATGGGAGGCGAGCGCATCAGGTGCTGCGGTGACCCTCAAGTCCAAGAAGGACGACGGCTCACGCAAGTACGAGGCATCGCTCTATGGAGCCGGTGCATCCGCAGTCACGGTCTCACCTGCACGCACGGCATGGGGAGCCAACAAGGTCACAATCGCACTGTACACCGCAGACAAGGACACGGAGTCCAACCCCGACAAGATCCTTGAGTTCACCGCCACTGTGGCTGAGCTTGCAGGCAACGGACAGACGGAGTACGAGATAACGCTCCCTCCGAACTGCCGCAGATACCTGATGCTTGGAATCAAGAAGGCCGCAGCTGCGGACATCCTCCTTGGAACGAGCATCTTCCCTGTACTTCCTACAAGGGTATGACGATGACGGGGGCCTCCTTCGGAAGGGGGCCCTCCCCTACCCTTGGCGGTCAAAGGGAAAGGAGAAGCCATGACGGATCAGGAGTTCCTAAACCTAGTCCTTTCGATGTTCAACATAGAGCGCACCGTCGGAGACGGCACGGTGGAGACGAAGCTCGTGGAGCTGTTCAAGCCGTTCGCATACAGGGAGTGCTGCATGTTCTCCGACTGGTCGTTCCTCATAAAGACGAGGTTCTACGATGCGTGCGACTGCATCCAGTGCGACTGCGAAGGCATCGAGGGCTATGACGGCCATCCGCATGGATTCGTGCTACCGCAGGACTTCATGAAGGTCAGGCTGATAAACGGAAGGTACAACGAAGGCTTCTCCATAAAGGGCCGTGAGATATGGTGCGACCACCAGACACTTAGGCTCGACTACTATTCATATGACTACAGCAAGGCGCCCATCGAGTTCGACCAGCTCGCCGCATACAGGTGCGCCATAGACATATCCCAACAGCTAGACCCGCAGGGCAACGCACTCAAGGTGGCGCAGAGCCTGCATCAGATAACGCTGACCACGCTCACCAACAGGGACGCTTGGTCCACACGCAGGAAGAACCCAGAGTTCGATCTGGACGACACCGTGTTCAAGGTGCCGGGCAATCCATAAGGGGGATTCATGGCATACCAGCTCATAAACAACCTACGGTACGGACAGGTCTCGGAGAGGATGGCCGGAAGGTTCGACCTCGATGTCTACAGACAGGGTGCACAGAGGCTGGAGAACTTCATATGCATGAGACAGGGGGGCGTAACCAGAAGGCCGCCGGTGAAGTATCTTGCGGACGTCGATTCTGCGACCATCAGAATCGTCTCCATGACGCTCAATCCATCCATGTCCATCTGCATATGCCTTTCCGTTTCGGGCTTCACGGCGTACTCATATTCGCTTGCAGACGACGGCACGTTCTCGTTCTCGAAGTTCGCCGACAAAACGGCTTGGCCCTCTGGATACGCACCTACATCGGACGGCATTGAGTCCATGTCGTTCGCACAGCACTACTCGTACCTCTACACTGCGTGCCGTGGACTGAATCTTGGAAGGTTCAAGTACTCCAGCACAGGGCTTTCGTTCGAGGTCTGCACCATAAGGACCAATGAGGACAGGAAGGAGATACAGGACGAAGGATTCCCAAAGGATGAACTGATGTCGAGCTCAATAAACTGCCCTGCAGGGAACGCCATGGCATCCGACAGACAGCTCCTTTTCGATACGGATGCGGAGAGGGACACCATATGGTGGTCGAGGGTCATAGGAACTTCGCAGACGATGACGGAGGACGAGGACTCCCTTCTGGACTTCGTTCAGTACGATGAGCTTGAGACCGAGTCCGAGCAGATAAAGGACGCTTCCGATTGGCCCATGGCGAGGAAGTACGACTCCAACGGTGCGTTGGTGTGCCACACGGAGACCATAGGCGGCGGTTCCATTGAGGATGCGATGTTCAAGGTACAGGATGCATACGAGGACAGCTCGTTCGACGGAAAGTCAGGAAGGCTCTACCAAGCGGTGAAGACCTCTGCGGACTCGTTCGCAGGGGAGGTCGGGAAGATATATGTGTTCACCGATGCATCCCACTCCACTCCATACATACCCACGGGCAGGTCGTCCAACCTCAAGTCGGCACTCATAGAAGGCACCGACTACTGGAGATGGCCCTATTGGGACTACGACCTTTCGGATTCGTCGGACTTGGTGGAGACGGTTAACGAGAAGGACTATGTGGAGACCTCGACCACTGCAATGAAGAACCAGTTGGCCACAGGAAGGATGGACAGGATACTTTGGGCGTGCATGCTCGATTCCCTGTACATAGGCACGGAGACCAGCGTATGGGCGGTTCCCGCAGGTGCTAACGCACTGAACCTAACGGCGCAGAGGATAGCGTCCCATCCGCTCTACGACACAAAGCCCGTGGCAATGGGCTCGATGCTCGTCTACGCCACAAAGGGCGGTAAGATGAGAGGGCTCTCCACGGCTGACGGAAGCGCATCCGATGTCGAGCTCACCCTGACTGCGGATGGAATCATAGACAAGCCGATAGTGTGCTTGGAGGAGATGGACGTACCAGAACCCACGCTGTATGTAGTGCTGTCTGACGGAAGCATGAGGACGCTCACCATAGACTCGGACTACGGACTGCAGGGCTGGGCCGTATGGACGTTCGGATTCAAGGTCAAATCGCTTGCGAAGATAGAGGACGGCTCCGATGTCAGGATGCTGTGCCTCGTAGAGGAAGGTTCATACAAGTGGATAGGCTTTCTCGACTACGAAGAGACCAAGTCATTCGAGGACTTCTCCAAGGCGGGCGAAGGTTCGTACGATTCGATACTCACGATGCACAGGCTCGATTCATACGGCGAAGGCGGCTCGACCATGGGCGAAAGGAAGTCCATACGCAACATAGTGTTCAGGACGATGGACTCAGGAAAGGCCACGGTCGGCTATTCCGACAGGGACATGAAGACCACGCCGAAGCCGCTTGGAAGCACCGACATCAAGTATGCGGTCAACGGAGGCTCCATGAACGAACTTAGGTTCACCGTGAAGAGCCATGGAGACGAACCTCTTACGCTCCTTGCGTTGGCCTACGAAGCCATCATGAACTGAAAAGGAGGTTTGTATGCCACTTCTTGAAACGGCGGCGATTATAAGCGCAGGTGTCTCACTGTTGGGGCTTGGCATCGGCGGTGCGCAGAACGTAAATGCAAACAAGCAGCGCAAGGCCAATGCGAAGAACTCATACCTCTCCGCATTGGACAATGCGAACCAGTACATGAGACAGGCGGAGGACCTGTACAACCAGACGTACTCCGTGATATCCAACACATACGGAAGCGATGTGGCGTCCATACTGGAGGGTGCGTACAACGAAATCAACGGCATAGGCTCCAAGTCGGTCACGAGAAGGAGCCTTTCAAGATACGGAACAGATCTTGGTGGCAATGCGCCAAGCGATGTATCGGTGGACTTCGACTACAGCTACGAGAACCACGGACTGTCATCCACGCAGCTTGGGGATTCGTACACGGATTCGAGCTTCGCAGGAAGGCTCTACAATCTTCTGTCCACTGGAGACTCCGCACTTGCGCAACAGCTCAGGCTCAGCGGAAACCAGATGGCGCAGATGCTTGAACAGGCCTTCGAGGACTCAACGAGGCAGATAGCGCTTGGGAGGGACACGAGCCAGTACTACGCACAGCAGATGAGAAGCCAGAACCTCTCCGATGCACAGACGATAGCGCAGGCTCAGGCGCAGTCCGCCTCAAGCGGATTCAGAGGCTCCAATGCCAACGAACACCTTGCAACGCTTCAGGCCGACATGAACAGGGCCGCCTATGCGTTCCGGATGAAGAACCAGGCCATGCAGCTCCAGTACTCGATACAGCAGGCGCAGAAGTCGTCCTCGCTGTCGGCATACGAAGCCAACGCCAACATGGAGATAGCCAAGCGCAGGGAGCTGGAATCGTTGGTCAACCAGTACGCACAGGGGACGAAGGGCGCAGAGCAGCAGATGGACAACGCACGCAACGAGGTCGAGAAGGCGCAGGAGCACAAGAAGGAATACGAGGATGCAGACGATGCATCGTTCTTCGACAGACTGCTTGGATTCGAGTGATAGGAGGTTGATATGGCAAACAGATTCGACGTAAGGGGACAGTACGAAAGCGACTCGTTCACAAGGAAAAGCCAAGGGCTGTCCAACGTATACAACCTCATAGGCACGGCCGCAGATGTGGCCACCACGTTCATGAAGCTCGATGCACAGAACCAACAGCTACAGGCGAAAAAGGACTTCGAGGCATGGAAATCATCGGAGGATACGCAGAAGACGCTCGATGGACTCAACTACGAAACCACAGAGAAACCCTTTACAATGCACGGAGAGGCGTACTTCGTTGACGGAAAGCCCTATGTACCGTCGCCCGGAGATGAAATCGAAGGCTCCGTGATAAGGACAAGCACCGCAAAGGGTGCGGTTCAGGCATACGAAGACACCAAGGCGTACCTCGACAACTACCTATCCGATTCGGGGATCCTCGAAGGCAAAGGCTCGGACTATGTGCAGGCGTTCACCGACTACTACGATTCATGGAAGTCCGACAGACTTGGAGAGAAGTACAGCAACACACTGACCACTCTCCACAGCCAGAACGAAAGAATGATACAGGATATAGTCGGAGACATACAGGGAAGGATGGGCAACGGCACGTCAGGCACAGAGTTCGAGCAGTCTCTAAACTCCATGATAGGGGATGAAAAGCCAGTGTTCGAGATACCCGAGATAACGGTGCACATGGATGAAGTGGGAGTGGATGCGCAGACAACCGAGGAATATGCAAGGCAGAAGATGGAGAGGGACTTCGCAATAGCGAGGAACCTCCAGTTCTATACATACAGGTGCGAATACGACGAACGGCAGGCAAAGGCCTTGGTGGATTCGTCATTCGTGTCGGATGCCATGTCGTTCGACCTGAACGGAGCATCGCAGACATTGGACGAGGAGCTTAGGAACACACCATACTTCGACCCCACCCTTGCAGTTGAGAGCCGTGTAGACGCTTTCTCCAAGTCCCCTCTCCTGCAAGGCAAGGAGCTTACGCAGAGCGAACTGGACGTTGCAAGAAGCGAGTACACAGACCTTGTGAAGAAGCGTGTCGCCGTGTTCGAGGGACAGGTGGCTTCATCGGTTGCACCTGCATTGGACTCCATATCCAAGCTCAACGAAAAGGGCGGATACTTCGGGACTGCCGAGCTTGAGGATGCGCTCCAAGGCGCATATGCATCCATAGGAACAACAGAGGACGTGGCAACGCAGTACCTCGACTCCAACACCAAAAGCCTCATCAACACATTCGAGTCCATAGCGTTGCAGAACGAGACGGCGAAGACCGCATACGATGCTTCCCTTGTGCTAAACGGCACGGACGAGGACGTGCTGAAGTATGCAGCCGACAATAGAATGGAGACCGACAGCCCTACACAGGCGAGGACGGTGATATACAACAGGCTTCCATTGGAGCAGAAGGCGTACATCCATGACAACCTATACACGAAGGAAGTCGAATATTCGTTCGCTCTTCCATCGGCCAACTCCACAAACTATATTCTCAGCCTATACTCGCAAGGACAGCCGACACTTTCGTTCCTAAATGAGAAGGAAGGTCTGGAGTACCACAGCGGAGTCCTTGAGACCGGGGCGAACGAACTTCTGTCCACGCAGAGGGCGATTGAGTTCGCAGAGGTGTTGAAGAAATACAAGGACGATTTCACCGACGCAGAGGTAAAAGACTACATGGCATTGCTGATGGACAGCGATCCCAACTGGAACTCATACTACTCCACTATATTCGAGGATGCGAAGGAGCTTGGGATAGACTTCTCCAATCCAAGCACCATAGACACGGCCATTGCCTATCTCAATGCGAAGAATGACAACATAGCCAATTCGATGGCGCAGTCATCCGCATACATCTACAAGAACGGTGGAGACCCTTCCTATGTACAGCTCACGAAGGAGGAGTTCAAGACGCAGGCCGAGGGCGATTCGTCCGTCACTGCATATAGAAGTGCGATGGAAGCGCCTCACGAGACGTTCAAGCAGTCGCTTGCGGAGTTCAATCAGAACGAATGGGTTGCAAACGAGATGTCAATCATGAAGTTCCAATACACAGGTGTTGCGGATGAAACACTGCAGCGGCAGATGGCTCTGCAGAAAACCGATGACCCCAACGAAGCCGTGTCCGCCTTGAAGAAGAGGAACTCAGCATTGCAGAAGGCCAACGGAGGTCAGGAGCCGTACTCGCAGGAACTGGACAAGATGAAGTCCGATCTGTCCAACTACGCCGCATCGAAGGTCGAGGCGATACTCACGGAGAAAGGCTCTTGGGACAGAGGCTGGGGCTACACAACGGAGAACTCCATATACACGGAGGCGATTGACTACCTATACGGCGAATATGTCGGCGAAGCGCAGGAAGGCTCTTCTTACCAAGACAAGGCCACAGCCATAATGCAGGCCATGGTGGAGAAAGGAGATGCAGACAAGGACGATGTCCAGTCTTCGTACTACAACGCAATCAAGACCGTAGGAGATGCAGTGTCGCAGTCCAGGGATGCGGAGCTTCTCAGACTCAAGTCATTGGATTCGTCAGCATTCTCGCTAGGTTCTGACAATGCAAATGCAAGGATTTCAAGAATCAATGCCGCAATCAAGGAACAGGAAGCCGCAATCAAGGAACAGGAAGCCGCAATCAAGGAACAGGAAGCCGCAATCATGAAGGAGAACAAGGAAAAGTCATTTGAAGAGGCTTCAATCATGATGTCTTCTGGAATGTCGGAAGTCGAAACGTACAACACGCTTTCATCAAAATACGGAGCAGAAACAGCAAAGGATGCGGTATCGTCCGCTTCGCTTGAAAGCTACGACAGCAATGGGAACTATCAGATATCTGGATTTTCGATTTTCGACCAGCTTCAAGGCGGCAAGGTGGACAGGTTGGCTACGAACGCAATATACGAACTTACGAAGGACATGCCAGACCTTGCAAAGAGCTCGGTATCAAATAGGTATGGACAGACGTTGACGAACCTTCTCATTGAAGAGTCCAAGAAAGGGCAGAACGCCGACTACGAGAAAGTGATAGGCGATTTCACGGCCGATGTGACAAGGGTGCAGATAGATGTGATATCCAAGGCATACGGAGTCGTTGCATCCGACCTTGCATCGGACAATGTGACCAACGTGAAGTCATCTGGGAAGTTCAAAGCCAAGAACATGGCTCTGGACAACTTCACGTTCCTTGAGGACTATGCCAACGGCGACCTCTGCATGACGATGTACGGCTCGATAACGCCAAGCTATGACGAAATGAACGACAACATGAAGAGCCTGTGCATCGTGAAGAACGACACTTCACTTGGCAAAGACAATGCAGAGAAGTACTCGCTTGCGATGGCGTACAACATCTACACCAACTCGGACTACTTCAGAAGCGAAGACATGGCCGATATGTCGCTGGATTCCATAAGGGAGACGATAGCGGGGCTTTCGACAGACCCAATGGGCAGGGATTTGGCTGGAGTCATGATACTCGCTTCAATACAGTATGGAGACTACAAGGCTTTGTCGGCATTGTCTGACACGAAGACGTACAACTACTGGCTTGAAACTGGACTAACAAGCGTAAACGACGAATCGAACAGCCAAATGATAATACATACTGACAACGGCTACATCCTCAAGGCCAACATGATGAACGGAGAGACCGTGTACTGCGTTCCTACGATGGACAACGGAAGGTTTTCCTCCGATGGATGGACGTTCTATCAGGACGAGCAGTTGACCAAGCCGATATATGCAGGGCTACAGTCTTCGCTTGCAGGGCTTTCCGACAGCCAGCTTGAGGATGCGAACCTACAGACCGCAGTCTCAAAAGGGGTCTATCCTCTGGTGACATACGAACAATTCTCCAAGTCATACCTGTCAGACACGGCGCTGTACAGGGACAACGAAGCATTGGAGTCGAAGAGAAGCGAGCTTGGAACAAAGGTAACAGCAGTCCTCAGAAGCGGCGAGGTAGTCACAGGAACCGTAGATGAGCTTAGGAACAAGTACCAAGCATATGAAATAGACTTCACAGGCGGTGCAGGCTTCGCAGCCACGGACGACATCAAGGACATGCTCAAGCGCAACACGAGGCAGATGATGGCTTCCGATTCCACCAACGGCTACCCTTCCCTCTATGCGATAAACATAGCCGACGGCTCTTACAAGGCGCAGAAGTGCGAATACCTCAACTACGAATCAAAGGACGGATTCACTCTCACATCAAAGGAGACCGGGCTGTCCTATGAAATGACGAAGGATGGAATCAAGCCGAAGCTCACGAAGCAGGTCTCCATGGACGATGAGTCCATCTATTGGAACAGAGCGAACCAGATAGTATCACGTTCAGGAGGAAGGGTCTCGATACAGGATGCATACAACGCCGTGCTTGAGTGCTACCAAGGATTCGACAAGCCAGTTGTCTATATGGACTACAACGGTTCCAAACAGGTCTACTACCCTGCGATATACGACTACATAAGGAGAGGATGGTATCTATGAGCGACATTTCCTTCACAACCGCCAACGAGGATATCCCAGAGGACGCAAGCTATTGGATGGAGAAGGACAAGGCAAACTACAAGGCTATGACCTATGTTCCAGATCAGAATGAGACACAGAGACAATCGACATATCGAAGCCTATACGGACAGAACGTCAATCCTGACTACATCCTTCCAGAGGGGAATGCAACAAGCGGTGTTCCAAACCAAGAGGAGATAGATCAGTTCAGAAAAGAACTGCCGTCATTTCTCCAGATGTACGCAGAAAACAAAAGGAAAACCTATGTGGATGCCACGATGTCACTGGACTCCAAATTGGGCAACTTCGTCCGTGGAGCGTATCAGAACGCAGAGACAAAGGAGCAGTTGGAGAGCTGGGAGTTCGCTTCCATACTGTCGGAGATGACGGGGCTGTCGGTCAAGTTCTGCAAGGACAACGAGAAGGAGCTGATAAAGACCTACACAGGGCGTGACATCGACAGGTCGAACTTCGTCACAGGGCTTGGAAAGTCGTTCTGGTCGAGGGTTATGTCGGACTATGCATCGGTGAAGGCTAGGATCCTCAACTCACAGCTCTCAGACATGAACGAAAGGCAGAGACAGATAGCCATAGACGACTTCATGGACAACGAGCTTCCACAGCTTTCCTACTACTGGAACCCCGACATGTACGGCTACAAGGACAGCGTGCTGGGCAAGGTCGCATACTTTACTGCGGAGAACCTTCCTTCCGTGCTTGAGAGCCAGCTGACAGGTTTTGTTGCAGGTGGAATAGGAAGCGTCGCCAAAGCCGCAAAGGGTGTCGTGGACTTCGCATACAACCTAACCCGTGTGGCATCGGTGTTCGAGAAAGAGTCGGGATCTGCGCTACTTGGAATGTGGAGTACGCTCAACGAGAACGGACAGCGAATGGACTGGGATACCATGAGCACGGCATCCACGCAGATAGGGCTTGTCAACACCGCATTGGAGTTCGGACTTGAAAAGGTGCTTGGTGCAGTCGGAGTGAGGACTAGCGAGCGTTGGGGTCGAAACGTCAAGGACATGTTCTCGAAGTACGGCAGGATGTCTTCCAAGGATGTCATGGATTCGGCCTTGGAGACAACAGGTCAGTACATAGCCAAGCGTGTATGGAGCAACGCAAAGAATGCACTTGGCGAAGCCACAACCGAGGCGATGCAGACCTGGAGCGAGGACTTCTTCACCAACCTTGCCTACAAAAAGAGCAAGGGCTTCGGAGACTACGTAATGTCGCACAAGGACATACTCAAGGACATGGCGCAGACGTTCGCATACACAGCCGCATCCACGTTCCTCGAAGCTCCGTTCATGCTTGGTCAGGACTCCGATGCATTCTCCATCTACGGCTATGTGAGGGACAGGAACAACGGAACGATAGTCAACATCAACCAAGCCAACAGATACTCCACGAAGACCGATGCCTCCACGCTTGCGAGCATGGACAGGGTCTCCTTTCCAAGTGGAACGAAGGCCACGGAGGCTACCGAGGCGCAGACAGGCGGAAACGCCAAGGTCTACAAGGTCGGCGACACCTACATACCTGCATCCAAGGAGGACGCCTCCAAGCTCGCAGGAATCAAAGAGAAGACCAAAGCCGCATACGTGGATGTGGTGAACCAAGAGGTACAGGGTACTCCGATAGACTTCAACACGGACTCCACTATGCAGGGCTATGCATCTAGGAGCAACGCAAAGGTTTCGGGCGACACCCTTGTCACGAAGGACTTGGACAGGACTGTCGCCAACATGATGCAGTCGGATGGATTCGTATCGGCACAGCTCCTCAAGGAAGGAAGCCCAACGACAAACGGGGACTTCGACGAGGCTAGGATATCTGTGATGGACTCCGATGGAAACATGAGGACGATGGCAATAGTGGACGAATCCACAGCGAAGGCACGAGGCATCGAGGCTGTGTCCGTGGAAAGCACCGACTCCGCCATCAACCAGAGCATAAAGGAAAGGAGGAACGCTTCGCTTGAAGCACAGACCGCACAGCGCATAGCCGATGCAAGGAAGCTCACGCAGAAGGACATGGACAGAACCTTCGATTCATACGTCTCCGACTTGGACAGGAAGGACAAGGCATATGTGAACAGGCTCAGGAAGAACACAGAGGCCATGGTCACGGAGCTGTATGGAGACAGGAAGGATGCAAAGGCGATAGCCTCCGTCTCGACCTCGCTGCTCGTGGACTTCGCAAAGCTCAATGGAATGGGTGTGCAGAAATATGTTGACACGAGACTTGGCGGTGCTGACAACAGGTTCATGAACATCATGACCAAGGCCGATGCCGAGGCAAGCGGAACAAGTGCGTTCATACAACGAAACCAAGACGGCACTTGGACGGTGAACCTCTACAACACCCCAAACTCGCAGACGCAGCTCATACACGAGTTCTCGCACATGTTCCTATCCACGCTTGAGAACGAATCCATTGTGGACAGGTTCAAGTCCATATACAGGGACGAATACGAAAACGGCGGAATCATGGGCAGGGAGTTCCAAGAGCGGTTCGCCACCGACCTTGAGGCCTATGTCGTAAGCGGAAAGGCCAAGAGCAAGGGGCTTCGTGCGGTGTTCGAGACCATAGTCAGAGCCATCAACAACTTCGGCAAGCTCATAAAGGGGATAGACTTCGACAACAAAGCCGATGCCATGGCGGCGTTCGACGAGCTGTTCTCCGACGAAAGGCTCAACCAGACCAAGCGCAATACGGCAACTGTAGAAAGGCTTTCCTCAATAGTCGATTCCATAGACAAGGCATACGAAGCCGTGTCCAAGCTCGATTCGGCAGACTTGGAGGACATGGTGTTCTCGATGGATTACCTGAAGGAGATAGCCACGCAGCTGAAGGATGAAGATGCACAGGACAGGGCCGGGCTTTGGAGTGAGTTCAGAGACACCGCCGAAGACCTAAGGGACTACCTTGACGCAACGGCATCAGAGGACTCCGTAGTGCAGTCCCTTGCAGACTCACTCTCTGAAGAATCCATATCTGCAATCATGAACGGAAGGTCCTATTCCGACATGAGGTACAACAAGAACGTGGACTTCAAGCGCTCAGATGTATCCATACTAGTCCCCTACACCACCGAACAGACCGTTAAGAGGATAACCATAGGAAAGCCTGTGGAGTCCGCAGACATAGTGACGTTGCTTGAGACCGACACGCAGATGTCCAAGTACCAGCGCAACGTCTTGCAGAAGGAGCTCGAAGCCATAAGGGTGCTTTCCTCCGACCCGATACTCAACGAGACCATACTCAAGGCCTATGACGAGAAGCGCAACGCCTATGGAGCATACGACCTCGTGGTACAGAGGATGCAGGAGCTCGACCCATCGTTCTCGTTCAGGAGCAAGCGTGACGGTTTGGATTTGATAAGGCGTGCCGTGGCCCACTCCGAGTGGCATACCACTGATACGCTCAATGCAGACTTCCTGTCAACGTTCTCCAAGGACAGGAACGCAAACATAGACCGCTTGGTCAGGACGCTCATTGGCAACGGATACCTCTACAACGAACTTAGGGACATGCCCATCACGGCTCTAAGGAGGATAGCGGACCTATCCTCCGATGGTCTCAAGGCTTCCGATGCAACCTATGACAACGCCTATGCGGAGATAGCCGACCCATACAACACAACCACTCTCAGACGTGCATCGGAGGGCGGTGTGGTCTATGAGGATACCGACAACGTGTACTCCCCTTCATCTGTGAAGGTGGATGCCAAAAGGTTCGCGGAATCGCTCCATGACAGCACGCTTCCAGAGGAATACAGGGAAGCCTTAAGGGAAGGTTCGTACAACGAGGACATGCTGGACAGACTTGACGAATACGTCAAGGGACAGTCCGAGCTTGCATCCAAGACCGAGGAGACTCAGAAGGCATACGAAGACCTAAAGTCTTCCTATGAAAGGGACATGGACACCATGGTGTCGGAGCTTGAGGACAGCTATGCGGAGATAGAAAGGCTCAACTCGATCAAGTCAAAGCTCGAACAGGACTACGAAGCCAAGAGAATCGAAGCCGAGGACTATTCGCAGAAGAAAGCAGAGCTTGAAAGACAGCTCTCCTTGGCGAAAGCCAAGTATGCACGCTATGTCGGAAGGCAGAGGAGCAATGCACTCAACGCAGAGATAAGAAGGGAGTCGCAGTCCAACAGGGACACGCAGGACCATACATTGGGACGTGACAGGACGTTGCTCTACTCCGACCTCATGCACACGAAGAAGGAGATCGCAAAGGCCATTGCGGAAGGAAAGCCGTTGCAGATGAAGTCCGAGGTACAGACGAACTTCCCTGCCCTCTACGACTGGCTCCAGTCAAAGGGGATGTTCGCAGGCAAGGAGATAATAGGAAACCTCAAGCAGCTGTCGGTCAAGGACAGGCAGGAGCTCCTTGGACTCATCAAGGACTACAAGGCGATGTCCGTGGATACGCTCAAGGCCCGTGAGGATGCAAAGAAAAGCAAGGCTTCCAGCGATGCCGTGCTGATGAAGCGTGACATGAAGATAGACAACAAGTGGCATCTTGACGAAGACGAGATGGCACAGGTCTCCAAGAAGGTCGACGAAAACATTGCGAGGATGATGCGAAGCGGAGAGATAGCATCCAACGCAGACATACAGGCCATAAGGGACACCATGATGCTCGATGCCATAGGAAAGGCCGAGCGTTCCAAGTCACGAAAGGCGGCACGTCCCGGCAACACGGAGTACCGCAGAAGCACCAAGGAGAGCATCATAACGAAGATGCAGGCTGCATACGACATCCCAAGGCATATCCTTCGAGGCATGGGACGCAACATAGAGCTTCTGACCATGGGTGGCTATGACGAGAACGGTGTCGAGCACGAAGGAATAGAGCAGCTGTACACCAAACAGTACCGAGAGGAACAGCGAAGAAGGGACGGATTCACGAACGCAGTGGTTGAGAACTTCGGAGACGAACTCAAGAGGAATGGCAAGGTCACTTCAAGCGACATGGCTAGGATATTCGGCAACGACAAGACCATCCTCACCGACTACGAATCTCCGCTCTTCACCAAGATAGGCGAAGGCAAGGATGCACAGTATACGGCGACCAAGGCCGTCATGGACAAGATGCAGTCGAAGGACGAAGCGGTTGCAAGGACTGCCACCGCCCTCTTCCAGCTCGCAATACTGCAGGACAAGGCCAAGTTCTCCAACGGAGACGAGCGGTTCTCATACAACCTCAACGAGAGGATGGCCCTGTACATACTCATGAAGCAGCCGTACACAATGAAGTCGCTGTGGCACGGCAACAACCTGTCGGCCTCGCAGCTGTTCCAAGTGTTCTCTTCGTTCGTGGATGCAGAGGAAAACTCCAAGATGTCGAGGGCCAAGAGGTTCGCCGACTATGTTCAGAAGGATGCGGCATCAAGCTACGACAGGATAAACCCGATATCCATCAGGCGGGACAACAGGGATCTGAAGGAATCGAGGGTGATGGACTACTTCGGACTCGTGTTCGAGAACTCCCCGATGTACGAGGCAATGAAGCTTTCGTTCCAAGACACAGGCAACATGGAATCGAACTACAGCCTTGCGGACGGATTCCTCCAGAACAGGGACGGAACCGCAAGGGCCCTTTCCCTAGACCTGCTGTCCAACTGGGAGCGTCAGATGCAGATGCAGGAGCATTTCATAGCCTTCGCAGACTTCATGGACAACCTCGAAAGGGTCATGGTGGACAAGGGGGTGTTCGATGACATCAAGCGCAACAACGGAGAGGTCGCCGCTAGATGGTACAGCGGATTCATAAAGAGCGTTGCGGAAGGTTCGACCAAGGTCAACACCATGGACACGGTCTCCAAGAGCTTCGGATGGATGCGCTCCAACCTAGCCAAGGCCGCACTTGCGTTCAACATAACCCCAGTGCTTACACAGCCCGCAACGCTTGCGTATGCGATTGCCGAGGGCATTCCAGTGTCATACATGCTCTCGTCCATGAAGTCAAACATCTTCGACCACGATGCCACAACAAGGATGATATACGAGCTGTCGCCGCAGATGAAGGAGCAGTCGAGGTTGGATGTGGACATAGCAAAGGCTACATCAAAACTGGAACTGGATACACGCAAGGGCAGGATACAGCACTACATCGACTCCGTGGCGCAGGCAGGCATGAAGCCGATGGAACTGTTGGACAGGATGGTCAAGAACACTCTGTGGCTTGCTAAGTACAACAACGTCTACGACAGCCTCATGGCTGTCAAGGAGAACAGACCTTCCGAGGAGTATGCCAGAAAGCGTGCAGGGATGGAGGCTGACGTGTTCGTTCTGGACACGCAGACGAACAACCTAGCCAAGAACAACCCTACTGCATACAAGACGCAGAGCGACCTTCTGCGTTCGCTCCAGATGTTCACTTCGCAGAGCAACAAGCAGTTCTGGTACTTCAGGAACGGAATCACCGATGCGCAGAAAGGCCAGAAGGCCAAGGCGATCGCAGTCAACCTCTTCGCACTCTCGATGACGTTGGCTCTGACGTGCGTCGCAAGGGGCAAGCTGATACCAAAGAAGGACGAGGACTTCGACGAGTGGCTTGCACGTGCCGCAAAGGACTTGGGCGCAGAGGCGTTCTCAATGGTTCCATTCATCGGAAACCTCGCATCTCAGTTCGGCACTGGTTGGTCTGCATCTGGAGACCTTCCGATAGCGGATGTCGCAAGCGATGCGCTGTCTCTGTTCAACACCGCAACCGAGGAGCAGAAGAAAGGCTCAAGCAAGACCAAGTGGGATAAGATACAGACGGACATGAAGAACCTTGCGTTGGATTCGGCTGGGTTTATAGGACTTCCGGAGCAGGCTGTGAAGAAACTCTATAACGCAGTTTCGGACGAAAACCTCTTCAAGGCGTTAGGATATGACTGGGGCGAGCTGGGCGACAGCTACCTCTAAGGAGAAGCAATGGGCAGGAAGCTTTACAGGAACGCCGATTCGGAATATCTGGTATCGAAGATAAGGGAGGTTGGTTCACGCTCCAAGCTCGATAGGGTCAAGCTCGTAAGCGCATCCATAGCCATATCCAACAGGGACACATCCGACATACTTTCAGGGCTTGAAAACATAGCGTCCGACGGCTTGGTCTCACCGATTGAGAAGAGACAGCTCGATATGCTGTACAGACAGCTCAAGGCCGAATACCCCACGGTGGCATCCGAGGCCGAGAAGTACAAGAAGCTTTCAGACTGGAAGACGGAGTATACGGCACATCTCGAAGCCTACGAGAAGGCATACTCCGACTTCTCCGCACTTCTTTCCGAGATACTGAAGGACATGAAGTCAAGCTCGCCTGTAAGCCAAGCACAGCTCTCTGCGATAGCGCAGGCATACTACACCGCACTTAAGACGTTGGACTCAACGCTACAGCAGTTCAGATACGGCATAGACAGGATCGAGTTCAGATACAAGACCACGCAGACGCAGACCAAGCCAGATGCAGACGAAGTGACGCTTAAAGACGTCCCCACCCTATCGTCCACCGACAAGTATCTATGGCGCAAGCAGACCATCCACTACACAAGCGGAAAGGTGGATGTCACAGTTGATTTGATAGCCGTGTACGGAGACAACGGAGAGGATGCGAAGGTATGCACGATAGTCTGCGACAGGGACTATGTGGAGCGCAACGACAGGCTTTCGGATTCGTTGGTCTACACGTTCACAATCGAGGTGCAGGGCTATGCAGGGAACGTCACAGTAGAAGCCAACGGAGTCGATAGGACGAGCGGTTTGGAGAGCGAAGGTTCAAGGTACACCCTCAAGGTCACAATCGCAAGGAAGGAGGCATACCCACTGACGGTTGTCGTGAAGCTCGATGGAGAGGAGATGGCTAGGCTTGAGCTTTCAGTGATAGACAGGACTGGAAGTGCGCTGTACCTTGGGGATTTCTCCGACAGCCTTCCAGCATCATCTCAGTACGGGATGCTGATAGAGGGCGACTACTTCATTGCATCCGAGACGTTCACCGATTCAAAAAACAACCAATACTCGAAGGGTGTTCCGTATGTATATAGGAAGGACGGCTCCAACTGGGTGTGGTCTGAATTGGAGTCCACAGACAAGGACTACAACACCAAGATGCTTGAGTGCATTGGCGGTGTGATGAAGTCCGGGATAGCCGTTCCATCAACAGCTGCTCTGTACGGATGGTTCAAGAACCTCGTTGCGCAGAACGCAGTGTTCGCGACCCTTGCATCCAACGAAGCCTTCATAAAGCTGTTGAAGGTCTATTCCCTATTCGTAGGTACTGGCTCTAGAACGAGCGGTTTCTATGTGGAGATTGCAGACCATCAGAAAGGCTCAAGCACGCAGGAGATATTGTTCAACGTATGGTTCAATGGAAGCAAAGTGTTCTCAATAGACCCATCGACTGGCAACATTTTTCTAGGAGAACCAAAACCCTCGCTTGCTTCGCCTGCATCGGGTTTCATGTATCGCAAAAGCGACGGGGCGATTGTAAGTGCGAACGAAGGCATTATAATAGACAAGGATGGGGTCGTCAGTTCCGGCAAGGGTGGCGTCTTCAGGATATTCTCGGACTTCGAGGAGGGCTGCATAGCTCCATGGAAGACGGCGTATCTTACAGGGACCAAGTATGAATACATGGACTTCTCCAACGTATCGGCTTCGAACGCAGCGGCCATCGGCGCTTTGCTGGAGAGTCTCTTCACGCAGTATTCATCAGCCGTCAAGACAGGGGTTTCGGCCCAATGGGAGGGCTACGAAAACGCAGAGATGCTGTATGTGTATGCCGACACGGTGGACCATACCAAGCTTCTGCTCTTCACCGACAATTTCAGCCAGAACGGAGATTTCACGGCGACCCACTACATCGAGCGCTTCACCTATACCGGAAGTTCGTCGTCGTTCTATTCGAACGGAAGCACATACTATGAGTTCGGAGTGATAGACAACAAGCTCAAGAGCGGAGGCAAACCGCTGACATGGTACTACAACCCGATATTCAAGGATTCCGATGGAGACTGGACCATCCCGATCCAGCCCTACAACTACAGGATGCATCTATGGGGCATAGCCGCCGGGATGACGCTGTATGGAGACGTGATGCCTACGGGCAAGGTATGGAGGGCCTGCTTCAACTGACCATGGCTACACTTGGAGACATGATTGCACAGGACAGCTTCTCCGACCAGTGGTACGAGACGAAGGGGCTCAGCAAATACAAGAGCACCGACACCTTCTATGTCTACATAGTGGCTGCATGCTGGTATGCCGTGGTCCATGCGAACTACGCCATCCTTGGTGGAAGCGGAGACGTGACGCTGTATCCGTTCTACTGGGACGGTTCGGCTTGGGTCGGAACCGGCGACTATGGAACACACGGCAAGAACGGCGAGACCACGCACCGCTACGGACACAACAGGGACGAGGGCAACCTCACAGCCTCGATGCACAATGACTATCCTGTATGGAAGATAGAGATACGCCCACAGAGGAACAACGGCAACTGGGACATCGACTTCTATGCGGGTGGCTACAGACTTGCGAACGCCGGGGACTATCCAAGGGGAGAGCTGTTCCGCTCTACAGGGAATGCGACTGCGAACATCCATATGGCCGGTTCCAGTTCGCTGACTCCATTGAGTGCGGACTGGCAGTTCAAGGCCGCAGACAGACGAGGCGGCCTTATATATGCAGAGAACGAAAGGGAGCTCATCAGCTACCCGTATTGAACGAAGGAGGAATGCATGGGCTTGAAGATGACGATATCGGCACAGGACAACCATATGTCCTATGAGTTCGTGGATGCATACTGGAAGATCGAAGACATAGTGTTCTCCAACAAGGAAGGAGCGTCTTTCGTGGGCTTCTCCCTGAAGGCCTATCCGTCAAGGGAGGCCTCTAAAGCCGCCCTCAAGCCGATTCAGAGGACGGAGGCCATACAGGAAGGCGGCCCGTATATTGGGGCGTATTCCCCATGTCTATGGACATGGCAGGCTCTTTTCAGGGCGACTGAGGCGTTCCCGAACGGCATTCCAATCACGGAATCGGCACAGAAGGACGTCCTCTATCGACTTGTCAAGAGAGACACAGGGCTTCCGTTCTCCGATGTGCTTGATGACTGATTGAGCATCCTCGCCCTGTCCACCATCCTCTTTGCGCTGTTTATCACCATCTCAGGAGTGCGGTGGTCGTAGCAGACCTCGTATGTGGTGTGCCCTGCAAGCTCCTTTGTCGCTTCATCTCCAAGCTCGTCCATCATCTTCGTTATGAAGTTGTGGCGGAATGTGTATGCACCATGGAACTCTACTCCAGACCTTCTGCATGCAGTCTCTATATGTGACCTTATGTTTCCAGAATAGATGAAGTCACCGTTTCCCTTTAGAAAAAGGTATTCCTGCTCTGGTGGAAGCGTTGCTATGTATCTATCAAGCCTGTCCCAGAACTTCCTTGAAGTGATGATGCTGACCTTGTACTTCTTGCCTTTCCTAGATGTCTTTATCTCTCCTACAGGTTGTCCTGTGTACCAGTCTATGACCTCTGCGGTGTGTATTCCACACTTCTCTCTGAATAGATTTGAGCGTTTGAGAGCACAGCCTTCGCTAGGACGGAACCCAGTGTAGAATAGGACGTAGCAAAGAATCGCATAGGTCATGTCAATCCAAATGTCCTTTAGTTTTTCATCATCATCCGGGAACAACCATCCAAGGTCTTCGTCGTTCCATATGGGTTTTGGCTTGGATGAACCTCCAAGCTTTTTGACAGCCTTTGCATAGTTGGTCTGAACCAAACCGTCGTATACGGCTGAATCCAATATGATTGAAAGCTTCGACAAAGCCTTGTTTATCGTCACGGAAGAATAGTTCCCTGTACCCTTTTTTTTCTTTGCATCGAACCGCATCCACATCTTCCATTCATCTATCACCTTGGGGGTTATTGACGACAACGGCACATCCTTGAAGAAAGGCATGAGATAGCAGTCCATGTCATGCTGGTTCCCATAGTACGTTCCTTCCCTAGCCTTTCGGTTGTCCATCTCGTCCCTCATCTGCTTGGAGTCCTTGTCGGTGCGTATGAAGAAATCCTGTGCGTAGTCCTTGAAGAGAACCTTCTTCGTTGTAGTGCCGACCTGCGAGTCCGCCCATTCGCGAGCCTCCTCCTTCGTCCTGCAGCCAGTCGAGACCCACTTGTCCGAGCCTTCCCATTTCACCTGTATGCAAGGTCTGTCAGCCACCTTGCGTAGCTTGTACCTGATTCTTCCCATGACCCAAATATACACCAGTTGTGAAACCACGGCAACACCAAAAAATCACGTTTTTATATACATTTTTAAGTTTGTAGCTTTGTATTTATTTATAACAAAAGAATTAAAACTGTATCCTTTTGGTTACACTGAAAGCAAAAAATTGTTTTATGGTTTTACAAATCGTTGATTTGAAATGATTTCCAAACACCATATCTGCAACATCCTGCATTTTCTACAATGTGACCTGTCACATTTTTGTCACACTGGAACACGTCCGATACACCCCTACTCTACCGATAACCTAGTTCCGTGTCCAGCGCTGTTTTTGGGTGCATCATCAAGCCATAGGAGAATGGATATGAAGGTCAGAATAGCACGTGGGACGAACCCGACCATAAGGTTCAGCCTCAAGGGTCTGTCCCTATCGGCCGCATACACCAGAGGCGAAGGAAAGTCCGCAACCAAGGACTTCTCGTATGCGACCATCAGAAGGGATCTTGAGAGCCGTGAGACCGCAATTGCGGAAGACGAGCTCCAGATGACAATGGACGAAACCGGCAAGGTGTCGGATTCGTATGGGAACGAGTTCCAGATAGGAAGCGACTTCGCACTCCTCAAGCTGTCCAGAGAGTACACATTAAAGATGGGCTACGACCAGTACGTACTCCAGTTCAACCTCATAGACGGACAGGGACGGCTGTTCACCCACAAGCCGATAAACGTGGAAGTCCTTTACGACATAGCGAAGTTCTCCGACTGAGAGGTGCGATATGGACTGCCACGAATACACATTGGACATAGACGACATCAGACTGCACTCGGAGCAGTGCGAAGCCAACGCATCCACGCAGATACAGTACGAACTCACTCTCGACGGAATAGTGGTGGGCAAAGGCACGCTTGGATTCAGAGGCAACGGAATCAAGGACGTATCATCCATCCCATCCACGGAGGACGAAGGCGAGAACACGATTACCATCACAACGGACGACGGGCAGACCTTCACGTTCAAGGTGCGCAACGGCTCCCGTGGAAACGGGATAGCATCCATAGACGTGGTTCCGTCATCGGAAGATGCAGGAGCCAACAAGGTAACCGTCAACTTCACCGATGGATGGAGCAAGACCTTTGATGTCTACAATGGACATACTGGACAGGCGGCTGGCTTCGGTACGCCGACAATCTCCATAGACGACACATACGGCACGCCAACGGCTTCCGTCACTGCGACAGGCCCTGATACCGCCAAGGTGTTCCACATCGACCTAAAGCATCTTAGGGGCAATGGAATCGAATCCATGGACTTCTCACCCTCCTCTGCGGACGGTGGAACCAACACAATCGTGTTCAGCCTGTCCGATGGAACGAAGAAGACGATACAGGTACTCAACGGCTCGAAGGGAAGCAAGGGGGATACTGGAGATGCGTTCTCGGTGTCCAAGGTCTACTCCTCGATAGTTGAGATGAACGCAGGCTATGCGACCGATGGTGTCAAGGTCGGTGGATTCGTGGTCATAGACACTGGCGACGTTGAGGACGAGGACAACGCAAAGCTGTTCGTGAAGGGCAACACGCAGTACGACTACCTCACCGACATGAGCGGAGCGCAGGGCATACAGGGGCCACGTGGCATCGGGATATCCTCCATAGAGCAGACCACCACGAGCACAGCCAGCGAAGGTGTGAACGAGGCCACGATAACGCTCACGGATGGGTCTTCCTACAAGATACGCTACCGCAACGGTGCAAAAGGCGATAAAGGGGACAAAGGGGATCCTGGCGAGGCGATGGACATAGGGCTGTCGATCGTTGACGGAAAACTATGCATGACATACGAAACGAACTGAAGGAGCATATATGGCGATAGCAACCAAACCGATTCTGCTTGACTCCACGGGACAGGAGATCCTTGTGGCGCTCAAGGACATCAAGACCGCAATAGCTTCAGGCAAGACCCCTGAAGCGACCACATGGAGGGAGGTTCAGGCGAACGTCCGCAACGGGCTTGCAGAGGACCTGTACCCTGCGAACACGAAGTTCGCGGTGTTCAAATGCGCATCCGCAGCATCAAAGGGTGCGTATCTGAAGTACTACTTGGATGTGGTAGGGCACGACAAGCACTTCCTCATCCGCCACGGGGCGAAGACCGCAGAACATTCGATGTCGCTTCAGATACACGAGCTCTTCAACGAAACCATGCAGTTCGATGCGGCCGAAGACCAGTACGGGCTGTCGCTGGACGAAGCGGTGGTGGCATGGAAGACGTACTATTCCGATACGTCAGGAACCGTGGTGTCGTCTCCAAGCGGTTCACCCAAGGACAACGGATACTACGAAAGGAACGATACGTCGCAGTATCCACGAAGCACATATGGGTCGAACAACTGGCGGCATTCGGCACTCAGGAAGTGGCTCAATGCGAACCGCAACGTCGCCGCTGGTTCATGGTGGAACAGGACGACCCCCTTCGACAAGGCTCCGTCGTACTCGTCCTATCTGCCGTTCCAGGCTCTTCTTGCGGACGACTCCCAAGGTGCGGACTGCACATTGCTGGACGTCGTAGGGCCGGTCTCCATCAATACAATCCTGAACAACTTCAAGAATCCCGACAATGCGGACTACTACCTCGACTGCGACGCCAACGGAGAGTATTCAGTCTCTTCCAGACTGAGCTACGACACCACGGAGGATACGTTCTTCCTGCCTTCGACCAAGGAGATACACTGCTCGACGTACAACGAGCAGGACGGTGTCCTTCTTGACTACTACGAGAGGTTTTCGGACTATGCAGACCCGATATCCGCATGGAGCGTCAGCGACAGGAATCTGGTCAAGCACTTCCAGAACAGCGCCTCGTCCGCGTGGTGGTGGCTGCGGTCCCCGGGTGTCGGCGACGCACACAATGTCTTCGTTGCCGACGGTCGAGTGCGCAGCAGCAGTGCCGTCGGTGGCTGCGGGGTGGCCCCGCTTTGTGTAATCTATTAATCGAACAGCCGAACGCAATGGCGTTAGCCATGTAGGTCGGCGAAGGAGAATCTGGATATGTCAACAGTGAAGTCCAAGAGAAGGATCAGCCTGCTGAAGGCCGAGGTGCTTGCAGTTGAGCTTCTGAAGAAGACCATCGACGTGTGTTCGAGCAAGAACAACTTTCCGATCAGGAAGAAATGGGCCATACCTTCAGATCTGTATCTGGAGGCACGGGAGTTCTGTGTGGACCTCTGCCTTGCGAACGACATAAAGGTCGAAGACAAGTGCACGGCGATGGAAAGGCTTAGGCTTGGAGATGCGGCTAAGATGCACATCGAACGCTACATCAAGCTGAACAACATAGCGGTTCTGGCATATCCAATAGGAGAATCGACCATAGACTCCTGGCTGTCCCTCATGAACGAGGCATACGAGATGTTCAACAAATGGCGCTCGGCCGATGTCAGTAGATATCAGGAGTATATGATATAAGGGTGGCGGTTGCATGGTCGCCTCGTCCGCGTGGTGGTGGCTGCGGTCCCCGAATGTCGGCAACGCAAACAATGTCTTCATTGCCGACGGTCAAGTGAACAACAACAATGCCGTCAATGGAAACGGGGTGGCCCCGATTTGGTTCCATGACGTCTCCATCCGGATACCTAGTATTTCCCGAGCGGGATTGAAAGCCGAGATGTCGAAGATTCAAAGGAACCGTCGTCCTTGCCCGTTGGGCGAATGGCAGCGCGAAGCCCCTAAGGTCCAAGGACATAGGGAGAAAGCGGCGTGACGGACGAAGGTTGGCAGAAGGCCTTCCTTCTCCGTCGAACATTTGGGAATACCGATATGAACGGAACACAGAGAAGGATATGCAGCATCTACAGCCTGAACAGGGCTTTCATGAAAAGGAAGTCCGGTAGGATGTGGAAGCCGTCGGTGATGGACTACTACCTGCATATGAACAGATACAACTACATCCTCAGCAGACAGCTCTCTTCAGGGACGTACCATGCAAAGCCACGCCGTCGGTTCCATATATGCGACCCGAAGCCTAGGGACATAGAGGCTCCCCATCTCGTAGACGGAATAGTCCAATCGAGCGTGAACGCGAACTGTCTGAACGAAATGCTTCGCTATGTATTCCTTCAGGAGAACTGCGCATGTCAGAAAGGAAAGGGCACGGACTATGCACGGAACCTCTTCAAGGAGCAGCTCAGAAGATACTTCCGCAGATACGGCAGGGACGGTGTAGTCCTTAAGGTGGACATAAAGTCCTTCTTCGCATCCATAGACGGAGATGCGCTCCACTCGCTCAATGCAAGATACATCGGAGATGAGTGGGTCGTATCGCTCGTCGAGCAATGGGGAGTTCCTCAAGGAGGAAAGGGGCTTGGGCTTGGAGCCGAGACGAACCAGACCGAGAGCTGCATTGCACTGCATCCCATAGACGTGTTTCTCAAGACCGTCCTTGGATGCAGATACATGGTGCGCTATCAGGACGACATCATGGTTGTCCTTCGAAGCAGGGAGGAAGCCCATAGGGTGAAGGTGCGGCTTGCCGAGGAGCTTGCGGAATACAAGCTGTCGCTCAACGTCAGGAAGACGCAGACATACAGGCTGTGCGGCTGGTATCCGTTCCTAGGATTCAGATTCACGGTCACGGACAGCGGCAGAGTGCTGATGAAGATAAGGAGGGAGAGCGTGTCGAAAATCAGGCGCAGAGCCAAGCGTCAGGCGAAGCTCGACCTTCCGTCAAAGGCAATCGAGGATTCGTTCGTCTGCTGGAGGGCAAACGCCTCCAAGGGCGACAATCGCTATATCATCAAGAGAACGGAGGCTTGCATCATGGAGATCGTAAGGAACCAAAGGGAGCTGGAGAAGCAGCTTGAAGCCGCTCTGGCCCGTATCGAAAGGCTGAACGCCACGATCGAGTATCTGGCCATGATGTCCGATGTGGACATCAGCCAGCCGACTGAGACGTCGCATGGAGGTGAAACGGTATGACGATGTACGAGAAGATCAAGGAAATGTATCAGAAGGGAAGATTGTGGAGCAAGGAATGGGTGCGCAACGCCGTGGTCAAGAAGGCGATCACGGCTGAGGAATATGAAATCATCACAGGCGAGGTCTACTGACTTCTACTCCATCGTGCCGCTGCCGGAGGGTTTCTACGCCCTTGTGGTTGGCGGCATGGTGGCGGAATGTCCACGCTTCAGCTCTATGGACGAGGCCGAGGACTATGTGGTGCGGTGCTATGAAGACCTTGTCGTTGGAAGATAGAAACCCGCTTCTCAGCGGGCTTTCTTAGTTTTTCTTGGCCTTCGTTCTACAATCTCGAATCCGGAGAGGTCTATCTTCTCCACATGTTCCATGTCGAACTTCTTGTCCAAGCCTTCCGGTGCTTTTCTCTGTTCTTCTTTGGTTTCAGGCATATTGGCTTTCCTCCTTCGATGGATTCTGAACCCAAAGGTCGATTGCGTCAAGGAGGTTTCTGGAAAAAAGCCGTCCCGACTTCGCTTTGGGAAAAACGGCCCCTGTCCTACAATCGGGAAACATAGGGGAAGGCCGATAACCTTGTTCCAAGCGCAGAATCGAGGAAAGCTGTAGTCTATGGATATGGAAGCGATGAAAGACAGAAACCCATATCGAGCCAAGCCGGAGCGGACGGTGACACTGCTCTGGCATGACATAGTGCTTGCAAAGGAGAAGAGGAAGGCGAAGCTGTTTTCGATAGCCACATCCCTAGCCTCTTTCGCAATCGGATTCGCACTCGGCTCTCTGCCATAGTGCATCAAGGAGGGGTCGTCGCATGACGGCTAAGGAACTAAAGGAGACTGCGCTTGCAGTGCAGTACGAGAAGGTGATGCAAGCCCTATTCCTCACGGACAGACAGCGCACGCTCATGGAGATGAAGTACATAAGGGGTCTGCTGTACAAGGAGATGGCGGACATAGACCTCTCCAAGCTCTAGACAAACTTTTCCTATACTTTCCACATACCTTTCAAACACCTTTCATAGCCCCACATAATTCCATTTACAACATAGAATTAAGCCATAACAAACCATAAGGAGGTTTCAGTTATGGCGGATATAGCATACGCATCCAACGCAAAGGCGTTCCGGAGTCCTCTCCCTTTTCGGGAACGGTCTTGGAAATCTTCTCGGAGGCGGAATGTACAACGGAGGAGTCAGATGGGTGTCTCAGCCGGAGTTCGAACAGGGACAGAGGATTTCAAGCCTTGAATCGGAGAACGCACTTCTCAGAGCGGAGAAAAACACCGACTCGAAGATTATAGACGTCTACGAGAGGTTGGATTCAAAAATCAGGACACTTGAAGGAACAGTAAACGCATTCAAGTCGGAACAGGGAGTGGTC